TCACCCACGATTAACCAACAGCCAGACCAGCAGACACGCCACCACCGGCACAGCAAAATCCATCAGACTTGCCACATCCCACGCGCGCGGATCAAAACCGCCCCACCACGGCATATTCATTCGCTTGCCATGCCCGAACATTTCAATCCAGCGATATTCTGCCTGGGTATGTTCACGCGCAATGAAGAACGTACAACCGGCTATCGCCCCGTAAGCCCAGTTTCCGGTAAAAAGACCAACCAGTACCTGCGCAGCCACAGCACAAAGTGCATGAAGGAAAGGTGTTATATCCATTACTCCTCCTTTATCCGATATCGCTTCGGGAAGTTGATAACAACTTTAATTCTGACTCAAGTTCATCAACTCTTTCAGTCAGTTTCTGGATATGGTGAATCAGTGGAACAACCAGACGTTCGTACATTACACCTTCGGCAACAAGGCCATTGCTGGAAATAGCTTCAGGAGCATCATTCTCGTTAGCTGGTCGCCAGTGAACAAACTGAGGGGCAATTTCTCCTACTTCCTCGGCAATCAATCCATAGAATCCCCAATCGCGCCTGTCATTTTCGCATTGCGACCTGTACCACACAGGGCGCATCCTGAAAATGAGATCGGCGTGCTCCGAATCTATCGTCTCTACTGAATGTTTATAGCGGATAGACGATGTGGACCGCAGTACAGACGAAATTGCGGGGTCAGGATTAAGATAAAGGTTTGCCGCCGCTGTAGTCGTGCCCAATCCCCACAAATAAAACGCTTCACGACCAGTCAGCGGGTAAAAATCTCCACCATAACGACCACTTTCCAGATCGTTCACTTCCACTTTGTTTTTCAGCTTATTATCAACTTCAGTTTTTGTGTATCTGGTGCTGATATCCTGCTTTGCACTGGTCATATCAGTCTGAAGCGTTGATACTTTTCCGTTAATTGAGGAAATATCTTCCTTGGCTTTACTGACATCTCCCTTTAACGTGGTGATGTCTCCTGGAATTACTGTCGATGTAGCCATTTGTCTCCCTCACATCCAGCCACGAAGTTGATGCTCAACAACAATCGCGTATTTATCGAATATTGACGATTTTTTTGCATCATTAATGATGCGCACGTTTACAAAATATCCGTCCTCCTTAACACATACCGGTTCGCCATCTTCAGTCAGTTCTCCGGTTTCTTTGTACACGTTACCTATCACGTCAATAAGAATATCATCCTGCATCGACTCGTCATCATAATAGCCAATACTCTCCATAAAGGCCGAAAAGTCGGCCCTGTCTGCAAATTTGAGCGTTAAATCTTTCATTTAATACTCTCCCCCATTTGCGCATCAGTTAATTCTTTATGCCAGAGACGAAGATTTCTCAAATGGCCGAATAGATGACGAGTTCCCGATGTGGCTTGACCTCCAATTCGAATAAAGGTCCGTGTTTTTACGCCCGTCCACTCCGTTTTCATGGTTTTAGTAGCCTCACCGTTAGAAACTACTCGTTTAGTACCATCAGAATAAATATTAAAACCACCAATGAATTTTCGAACATCAGTTCGACCAGCAAACACACTAGAAACGTAAGTACTTGTCGACGCTTTATAAGTTTGCATATAAAGCTGACCGTAATATTTCTCAGTTGTGTTAAAAGCGTATGTAATTGACTCAATAGGTGGCACACCAGAAAAATCAAAAATACGCGGTGCTACATTAGGAGGAATATCGCCCCAATTTCTATTAACCTCGACCAGGCACGTAAGCGGTCTATTATAGATATTATTTTCAGTTGGGATCGTCACCATATCACTGGAGCGGGTTGCGGGTACAGTTGTCGTAATAACAAAAGATGAAGCACATCCGCCGTTTTCAAATTGTGGTGTTGCAAGGTAAATATAATCTCCCGCTTCAGTTACACCACCTTTTTTCGGCGCATACTGAATCATTGCGCCAATTAAGGTTTCACCTTCAACAGCTTCTATAGTTGCCTCATAGAAAATCCACCCTGTAACCGGATCTTTAGTTGCAGTAGCTGCTATTCTATTGGCTGCTCCGCCAGTTTTTTCTATTATCAGAGTTCCGAAAGTTAAATAAGCATCTCCTAAAAATGTATAAACCGACCCATCGTATTTTTCAAAACGCAAACGACAACGAAGACCATCAGGAGCTTTAACCCTGCATGAAACAGTGCAATACTTATTATCGCCACTAACATCAATCCCCCGGGATGCACTGCATGTATGCAGACTAAGTGCAGATGATTGTCCTGTCATATTATCTTTTGTTCGCATTTTGGCATATGAAAAACCAAATTCATCAACACCATTATTAGTTTTATCGATATTGCTGGTACTCGTCCATTCAGCGGGGATATTGGATTTAACAAAATAGTTAGTGCGCTGTCCTTCAATCAATAAACCTTCTTTTTCAAATCGTGGCTCATCAATTTTAGCAACACTAAATACGCCTGATTTATTGATATATGTGGCAGTTGATGCGCGTTTAAACTTTACAACCTTATCGCCAGGCATCGTTATTTCATCATCACCAATAACAATCTTTTTATATGACGGCGAAAAGCCCGTAATCATATCCAGTGAATCGTTAAACGGTATCCACACATCGGGAAGCGGCTGCAAAACTTGTTTATACGGCTCCGCAGCCTGGCTTGCATACTCTCTGGCTGCGTCTTCACTTGCTTTTGCAGCCGTCTGGCTTGCTGCCGATGCTTTCGCTGAGTTAGCCGCCGCAGTCTCGCTCGCCTTTGCGTTGGTTTCACTGGTTTTTGCAGCTTTTTGACTGTTGGCTGATGCAGAGGCAGAAGAAGCCGCCGCACTTGCAGAACCAGCTGCGGCACTCTCGCTTTGGGCTGCTGCATCCTGACTGTTTTTCGCCGCAGTTTCACTGGCTTTGGCATTCGTTTCGCTGGTCTTCGCTGCCGTCTGGCTGGACTTTGCGTTAGTTTCACTCGTCTTCGCAGCTTTCTGGCTGTTAGCCGCAGCAGTTGCTGATCCAGTTGCTGAAGTCGCAGAACCGGCTGCCGCGCTCTCGCTTTGGGCTGCTGCAACCTGGCTGTTTTTTGCCGCAGTTTCACTGGCTTTGGCATTCGTTTCGCTGGTCTTCGCTGCCGTCTGGCTGGACTTTGCGTTGGTTTCGCTCGTCTTTGCGGCTGTCTCGCTATTTTTCGCGTTGGTTTCTGATTTTTTGGCTGCTGTCGCGGAGTTTTCTGATGCAGTCTGTGAGGTCGCTGCCGCCTGTGCACTATTAGCTGCATTCGTTTCTGAGGTTTTCGCCGCGTTCTTCGATGATGCCGCTGCAGTTTCGGATTTCTTTGCCGCCGCTGCGCTCTGAGAGGCGGCTTCGGCGTTGCGTGCCGCTTCTTCCACCATTTCCTCAAAACGACGCAATGCCTCCGGCATGACATCATCTTCCGTCATGGCACCGAGAAAATCATTCAGCGTACCTGGTCTGGAACCTTCATAGACGGTAATGGTTCCGGCATGTGAAGGCGGAAAACCTTCAACAAGCAGGATAACGCTGTACTGGCCATACTCAACATCCATGCTGTAACGCCCGGCTTCATCCGGATTTTCAGAGGCCACCGTGTTCACCAGTACCGTGGTGCTGTTACGCTTTGCCTTCAGTTGAATAGTGCAGTTCTGTATTGGTTTTCCCGCACCATCTTTCAGCACACCTGAGATTTTTACTGCTGCCATATCCACTCCACAAAAAAGCCCGCCTGAACCGGCGGGCTGTCATAACACTGTGTTACCTGGCTAATCAGAACTTATAACCGACACCCACGATGAAACCGTCAGTGCGCCAGTCGCCACTGCCGGAGCCTTCATAAGCAATATCAATGGCCACGGATTCGGTCGGGTTAAACTGCACGCCAGCTCCCCACGCCAGAGACGTGTTGCTGTGGCGATCGTCATCACTTCCGGTCAGCACATCGTGCGTTTTCCCCTTGTTGTCAGTTACGCGGAGATAATCCCCGGAGAACGTCGACACACGGCTGTAAGCCACACCTGCCATCGCATAAGCACTGAACCATTCATTCACGCGTACAGATGGCCCCGCCATCATGCTGAACCAGCGGTTACGCACGGAATCTTCATGCCAGCGGGTATCGCTGTAATGCGTTTTTTGTTCATCTTCTGCGTCGGCATAACTGAAAGACGTAATCAGCCCCAGCGTGTCCGTAAATTCATAACGGTATTTCACGTTAATCCCGTTCAGATTATCGCTTCCTGGCATATCAGTGTGGGTCTGAAGATACCCGGCGCTTAGTGTGGACTGATGCTCTGCTGCGCTCGCTGGCGTACCAGCGGCAACCAGCCAGACTACTGCGGACAGAATAACAGCACATAATTTACGCATAATTACCTCTCGCTTTTCTGCAATAAAAAAGGCGTCATTTCTGACGCCCGTATTGGGGTTATAAAATTCAGCTAATCGTGATGCCTGCAGTGGCTTTCTTCATCACCACAACCAGCAAATCGCTGATACTTGCTGTGGGATACCAGTCATTTACCAGCCATGCTGACACCGAAAACTCCAGCGTCATGTGACCGTGACCGGCAGGCATATCAATAACGCCACTGTAAATCAGCGTATTATCCAGCGCGGTACGGTTATAAATTTCAGCACCGTTTTTCCGCACTATCAGACGGCATGAGGAGTAAATATCAGTATGCTCTCTCTCATGTTTAGCGCCGCTGAATGCCACCGCCGGAATAACAATCTGCCGGTCAAACGGCTGATCGTCATAAATCCTGACGGTAATGGTCCCTGATGGCCACCGTTCCGGTGCACGGGAGTCCCGGGGGAAAGCTTTACCCACTGTTTTAACGAGATCGCCTTCAATCTGGTTCGCGGACAGTTTTCCCAGAACCCGGCAGTTCTCGTTAATCGTGACGTTGTTGAGCGTCCCGGAGTTCGCATTCACGTTACCGCTGATATCGGCATTTTTCGCCGTCAGCCGCCCGTCCGGTGTCAGGGAAAATGCCGGAGGATTACCGCCGCTGGTAATGGTGGGAGCCGTCAGATATTTCAGGAACACTTCGTTCATGAATATCTGATCGCCCTGACCAACAAACATCGGCTTTGTGTTGCCATTCGCAGGATTAACCATCGCAATCCTGTCCGCCGCCAGCAGCACCTGACTCTGCATGCCGTCAGGGGTGTTCTCAATACCGGCACCAATACCCGCGATATAAAGGCGTCCGTCCTGCATCTGCTGCAGCTTCACAGCCCACATGCTGTTCAGGTTATTATTTGTATCAACCTGAACCTTCTGTATCTGCTGAATTGCCGCACTCTGGTCTTCCAGTTTCTTATTGACGGTCTGCGTGATTTCATTGCTGACATCCGTAATGGACGTCCTGATTTCAGCCAGGTCAGGCGCAAGCTGACCGTTATCAATCTGCGTCCACAGCTCCTGAGCCAGATGGCTTTTCCCTATCTCGCCTTTGAAAAAATCCAGATAGCCGGATGCATCATCACTCGGCTGGCCAACAGCCTCCACAAATGCCGATTTGCCAACGGTGTTCACACTGCGGATGTAAAAATAATAATCATGGCCCGGTTTGATATTGATACTGGCAGCTATCCAGTACAGCGCCGTGCCAAGATAGCGGGCTGTGGTTTCAACCTGCCTGATATCCGCAATCCGCTTTTCCGAGAACCAGAACTCAAACTGTACCGTCGGATCATAAACGGCAAGATGGGGCGTGGCGGTTATCTGAAAATAGCCCGGCGTCAGCTCAATCCGCGACGGCGCTGCCGGTGCGGCAATACGGAACGATACCGATGCCGGATCGCCCTGCTGCCCCCAGGCATTTGCCGCCCGGACTGTCAGCCTGTAGTTTCCCAGCGCCAGTTGCGTGAAGCGGTATGTGGTTTCCGTCGTCCGGGCCGTGCTGACCAGCCGCTCACTGCCGTCATCCGCTGCCACGGTCAGGCGAAGCAGGAAGCTCACGCCCTTCACCACCTTCGGTGTGTCCCATCGCGCCAGCACCTGATATTCCCCGCTGTCTGCAGTGACTTCTGCGGTCAGGTGCTGCACCGCTGGCGGCGTGACACCATTCACCGTGCCACTCTGTTCGCCGTCAAAGTGCGCCCCGTTATCCACGATGGCCTCTTTTTCCGGCACATGCTGCACGGCGGTGATGGCATACGTGCCGTCGTCGTTCTCACGGATACTCACGCAGCGGAACAGTCGCTGGCGCAGCGTCGGCAGCTTCAGCCCCCATACGCTGTATTCAGCAACACCGTCAGGAACACGGCTCACTTTTACCTTCACGCCGTCGGTGACGGACTGAACCTCCACGCTGACCGGATTGCCACTTCCGTCAACCAGGCTTATCAGCGTGGTACCGGAGGATGGCAGCGTGATTTCACGGTCGAGCGTCAGCGTCCGGGTCTGGCTGTTCACCGCCAGCACGCGACCACCGGTGCTGATACCGGCATAGTCATCATCGCAGATTTCAATAACATCGCCCGGCACATGGCGAAGCCCTTCTGCGCCCACGCTGAAATCCACGGTCTGCGTTTCCAGCAGTTCCGTTTTAATCAGCCACAGCCCGGCGCGGTGTGCCTGCCCCCGGCTGGTACAGCCAAAGGCATCCATCTTCGTGACATTACGACCGTAACGGGCAATGGCCTGCGTATCTTCAACAAGCTCTGTCGCCGTCTCCCAGCCGTTGTCCGGGTCAATCCAGTTCACCTCAACGGCATTATGGCGGTCCTTCAGGGCGCTGAAGCTGTAGCGGAACGGCGCGCCATCATCCGGCATCACCACATTACTGCGGTTATAGGTCCACACCTTATCCGACTGTCGGTCCTGCACGAACGTCAGCGTCTGCCCGTTCCATACCGGCATACAGCGCATCGCCGAGCAGAAATCACTGAGCACATCCCACGCCTTGCGCTGTGTGGTCAGGTACGCATTACAGGTGATGCGCGGCTCCGTGCCGCCAAAGCCGTCCGGCACTGACTGGTCGCAGTACTGGCCGATGACATACAGCGCCCATTTGTCCACATCCGCCGCACCAAGACGTTTCCCCATGCCGTAGCGCGGGTGGGTCAGCATATCCCACAGACACCAGGCCATGTTGTTGCTGTATGCTGGTTTTAACGTTCCGTCCCAGATACCGCTGTATTGTCGCGTCTGCGGGTTATAGTTCGACGGCACCTGCAGAATGCGCCCGCGAAGATGATAATTACGGCTCACCTGCTGGCTGCCGAACTGCTCCGAGTCCACCTGTACGCCGACCAGTGCCGTGTTCGGGTAGCACTGTTTCACATCGATGATCTCGGTGTATGACGACCAGAGCGTTTTGTTCTGCAGCTGGTCTGTGGTGCTGTCCGGCGTCATCCTGCGCATCCGGATATTGAACGGGCGCGGCGGCAGGTTATCCACCACCACCGAGGCCAGATACTGCGAGGTGGTTTTGCCCTTAATGGTGATGTCTTTTTCCGTCACCCAGCCACCGTTACGCTGTATCTGAACCAGCAGGCGGACTTCCGACGGATTCCTGTCTCCCTTTGAGGTGGTTTCCACCAGTGCCTGTACACCGAAGGTAAAGCGCAGACGGTCGATGTTTGCCGACGTGATGGTCCGGGTGATCGGCGTTTCATATTTCACTTCCGTACCGAGCACCGTCTCGGAACCGGAGGATTCAAATCCCTCCGGCGGTGACTGCTCCTGCTCACCTGCCCGGAACACCACCGTGACGCCGGAGATATTGGTATTCCCCTCACTGTCCAGCACCGGCGTACTGTTCAGCAGCACGCTTTTTAATCCATCCACCGGACCTTCAATCGGCCCTTCGCTGATGGCATCAATCGCACTCAACAGCTGCGTGGATTTCAGGTTATCTTTCGCTTCGCGCGGGGTATGCCCCTTACTGCTGCCTTTACCCATTCGTCATGCTCCATAAACGACAAAACCGCCCGGAGGCGGTTTCACATAAAACATTTTGCATCAGCGACCAATCACCACAACCTGACCACCGTCCCCTTCGTCTGCCGTGCTGATCTCCTGAGAAACCACCCGCGACCCCACACGCATTTCACCGTACAGAACAGGCAGAACATTGCCCTGAGCAACCATGTTATCCAGTGAGGAAAAATAGGTGTTCTGTTTGCCGTTATCCGTTGTCTGTGTACGGGGAGTTCTGGCTTTCGGTGCCAGCATCTGCGCCACACCACCGAGCACCATACTGGCACCGAGAGAAAACAGGATGCCGGTCATACCACCGGCCCCAATGGCTGCCCCCCATGCTGCAAGGGTGGCTCCGGCAGTAAAGAATGATCCGGCAATGGCGGCAGCTCCCAGGACAATCTGGAATACACCACCTGACTTGGCCCCGGCGACTCTGGGAACAATATGAATCACAGCGCCATCAGGCAGAGTCTCATGTAACTGCGCCGTTAATCCGGACGTGCTGACGTCCCGCCCGGCAATCCGTACCTGATACCAGCCGTCGCTCAGTTTCTGACGAAACGCCGGGAGCTGTGTGGCCAGCGCCCGGATAGCTTCAGCCCCCGTTTTCACACGAAGATCGATGCGGCGGCCAAATCGTTGCAAATCCCCGTAAAGGCAGATGCGTGCCATGCCCGGTGACGCCAGAGGGAGTGTGTGCGTCGCTGCCATTTGTCGGTATACCTCTCTCGTTTGCTCAGTTGTTCAGGAATATGGTGCAGCAGCTCGCCATCACCACAGTAAATGGCGGCATGATTCGGCACCGATGAACCAAAACAGCACAGCAGCACATCGCCCGGTTGTGCTGATGACAACGGCACCTGATACAGCCCTGTGGCCTCCAGATTATCCAGATAGAGATTCTGACCGTGACGCCACCAGTCATCCCCGCGATGAAAATCCGGCATCTCAATCCCCGCCAGATGATAAGCATCCCGGAACAGCGTGTAACAGTCCGTCACCCCGTGCTCAAAGCGCCGCCCGGTGAGATGCGGCACACAGAGGAACTTATGAATCGTCCCCCGGCAGACCAGCCACCACGGCAAATCACTCTGCACCTGCAGCCGCCGGTCGGCTTCACTCAGCCAGGGCAGACCACCGGGATGGCTGTGGACCAGCGCGACAATCTCACCCTGCATCTCTGCCTGCAGCCAGTCCTCCGGCGACATACGGAAATACGCCTCCGGCTCACCGGAGATATTCACGCAGGGAAAATATCTTTCCCCCTCCGGCGTTCTCACCACGAAGCCGCACGACTCCGCTGGCGCACATCGCCGGGCGTGCGCCAGAATCGCTGATTCTGTCTCTGTCATGGGATTTACTGCGAAAGTTTGTTAATGGAAAGGAAGCCGCCAAAGTTGCCGACGTTATTGCGAAACTTACAGCCACTCAGGCATTTGCTGCATTTATCCTTCGTGATATCGGACGTCGGCTGGTCATATTCATCAGCGACAGCCGGACCGTTATAACCGCACTCATCACCGCGATAGGTCCAGGTGCAGGTGTTGGCCAGCATGATGCGCCCCGGAAAAACGGCACCATCCGTTTCCGTCGGCGTGGACAGTACAAAAGAGGCACTGACCGCGCTCAGTTCGCTGCACTGCTCGATGCGCCAGCGGCTGATCACCTCCTGCTCCGGATCGGCGTCGCTGTTTCCGTTGACGAAGTTCACCGCATCCAGAAAACGGGCATAAACCTTACGCCTGACCACCGTTCCGCCGACCAGACTCTGCAGGTCTTCCGCCATCCCGGTGACCATACCGTACAGGTTAGAAACCGTCAGCGTGGGGCGCGTACTGGTGCCTTTGCCATTCAGTTCAAAACCACTCCCCTGAATGGGATACGGCTGATACTGTCGCCCCTGCCAGGTGACCGGCTCACCTTTTTCGTTCTGCTCATTACAGAAAAAATAACGTTCTCCACCGACCTCTGTCAGGTCGATTTCCCAGAGCACCACGCTGGCCGACTGCTCCGCACGGGTGCATTCATTCAGTGTTTCCTGCCGGATATCCTGCATCAGTTCACCACCTGTTCAAACTCTGCGCTGAACTCAACACGCAGCATACTGACCCGCGACGACCATTTTGCGCAGGTCACCTTTATCTGCCGCCACTCATAAGGCGGCGTCCACAGAAAGGCTTTCCAGCCCCCGTGCTCTTCCAGAAACGACTCCAGCGCCGCGGCCTCCCAACGGGGAACAGAAAGCGTCACGCTGTACGTTTTCAGGTTGGCATTCAGCCCGGCAGGCGCTCGCTGGGAATAGCCATCACCAAAGCGCACCTTTCTTACAGAAGGGGCCGAAGCCACATCCATACCGGGTTTCACTTTCCAGCGGAAGGTTTTCATCGTCCACCTCCGGAGAACAGACCACCATCACGCATCTGCCCGGTCACAACATCCATTGCCGCCTTACGGGCTACGTCATAAACAGCCTTCAGCGCCTGTGGCCCTATCTGACCGTTCGTGCCGTCGTTGTTAATCACCACATGGTTATTCTGCTCAAACGTCCCGGACGCCTGCGACCGACTGTCCGCCATGCTGCCCGGTGTACCGACATAACCGCCGGTGGCATAGCCGCGCATAAGCCGGTAAAGATTCCCCACGCCAATCCGGCTGGTTGCCTCCTTCGTGAAGACAAATTCACCACGGTGAACAATCCCCGCTGGCTCATATTTGCCGCCGGTTCCCGTAAATCCTCCGGTCGCAAAATGGAATTTCGCCGCAGATGCCTGAATGGCTGTACCGCCTGACGCTGATGCACCGCCAATGACACTGCCGACACTCCCGACGATCCCCACCATTGCCTGCTTAAGCAGAATTTCTGTCATCATGGACAGCACGGAACGGGTGAAGCTGCGCCAGTTCTGTTCACTGCCGGTCAGCATCGCCGCCATATTCTGTGCAATACCATCAAAGGTCTGCGTGGCTGCACTTTTAACCTGCGACATACTGTCCGTGGCGCTCTCTTCCCACTCACTCCAGCCTGACCTGAGGCCTGCCATCCAGCTCCCGCGAAGCTGGTCTTCAGCCGCCCAGGTCTTTTTCTGCTCTGACATGACGCTATTCAGCGCCAGCGGATTATCGCCATACTGTTCCTTCAGGCGCTGTTCCGTGGCGTCCCGCGCTGCCTGCCGGTCAGTCAGCCCCCGGTTTTTCGCCTCAATGGCTGCCCGTTTTGCCCGTTGCTGCTGTGCGAATTTATCCGCCTGCTGCGCCAGCGCGTTCAGGTGCTCCTGATACGTGACCTTGTCGCCAAGTGCAGCCAGCTGGCGTTTGTACTCCAGCGTCTCATCTTTATGCGCCAGCAGGGATTTCTCCTGTGCGGACAGCTGGCGACGTTGCGCCGCCTCCTCCAGTACCGCGAACTGACTTTCCGCCTTCCACAAATCCCGGCGCTGCTGGCTGATTTTCTCATTTGCTCCGGCATGCTTCTCCAGCGTCCGGAGTTCTGCCTGAAGCGTCAGCAGGGCAGCATGAGCACTGTCTTCCTGACGATCGCCCGCAGACACCTTCACGCCGGACTGCTTCGGCTTTTTCAGCGTCGCTTCATAATCCTTTTTCGCTGCCGCCATCAGCGTGTTGTAATCCGCCTGCAGGATTTTCCCGTCTTTCAGTGCCTTGTTCAGTTCTTCCTGACGGACGGTATATTTCTCCAGCGGCGTCTGCAGCCGTTCGTAAGCCTTCTGCGCCTCTTCGGTATATTTCAGCCGTGACGCTTCGGTATCGCTCTGCTGCTGCGCATTTTTGTCCTGTTGAGTCTGCTGCTCAGTCTTCTTTCGGGCGGCTTCAAGCGCAAGACGGGCCTTTTCACGATCATCCCAGTAACGCGCCCGCGCTTCATCGTTAACAAAATAATCATCCTTGCGCAGATTCCAGATGTCGTCTGCTTTCTTAAACGCAGCCTCTGCCTTAATCAGCATCTCCTGCGCGGTATCAGGACGACCAATATCCAGCACCGCATCCCACATGGATTTGAATGCCCGCGCAGTCCTGTCTGCCCAGGTCTCCAGCGTGCCCATGTTCTCTTTCAGGCGGCGGGTCTGGTCATCAAACCCTTTCGTTGCGGCCTCGTTCGCCGCCTGCAATGCCCCGGCTTCATCGCCGGAACGCTGCAACTGAGCAACATACGCAATCTGCTCCGCCGTCACGTTATGGAACTGACGTGCCATCGCCGTCAACCCAGACGTCGGGTCAGTGGTCAGCTTCCCGAAGGCTTCAGCGACCTTGTCCACCTCCACGCCGGATGCAGAGGAGAAACGCGCCACACTCTGGCTGATTGCCTCAAACTGCTCACCACCACGCACACCGGCATTCACCAGCGCCGTCAGTGACTCGCTGGTCTGGTTAAACGTCAGCCCTGCCGCCTGCCCGGCTCTGGACAGGGCCAGCATACGATCTGCCGTCAGTCCCGCCTGATTACCGGAAAGGACCAGCGTTTTGTTGAAATCGGACAGGGTTGAGTCACCCTGATACCAGGCATACGCCAGCGCACCGGTCGCCACCGCCAGCGAAGTGATACCAACCATCGGCAGGGTGATCGCACCGGCAAGCCCCCTGAACATGGGGATCATCCCGCCGAAGGAGTCCTTCACCTGACCACCCTGTTGCAGCAGGATGAGCCACGGATTCTGCCCCCCTGCAAGCTGCGTGGCCACGTCGGTGAACTGCGCAGGCAGCATACGCATGGCAGCTTTATACTGCCCGACGGAAATCCCCGCTTTCTGTGCAGCCAGCGCCTGCCGGTTCATTGACTGTTCAACGACTGCCGCTGTTTTTTTCGCATCACTTTCCGTACCGGAAAAATGACGCCTGACTCTGGCCATCTGCTCGTCAAATCTGGCCGCATCCAGACTTAAATCAACGACCAGATCGCCTACCGGTGCAGCCATACCGGACTCCTCCTGCGATCCCTTCTGATACTGTCATCAGCATTACGTCATCCTCCGTCATGTCCGCCACATACGGGGAAGCGGGGATAACTTCATTCCCGTCCGGGCCAAAACGAACGCCTCCGGCAAGCCCTGCCGCTTTCTGCATCAGCACATCATCTTCAGGCTCTTCGTCAGCCTCGCGCCGATTCAGCAGACTGAAATCCAGCGGATGCATCTCCGGATCGCTGAAAAACAGGCTGAGCACGGTGTACGTCAGCCCGGAAAAGTGCATATCCAGCAGAACATCATGAAAATAATGGGTACTGTAAAAGCGGTGCCAGTCGGCATACTCCGTGGATGACATCCCGGCAAGCATGGCACGCCAGTCGGGTCGCCCCATCTCACGCGCCAGTTTCAGGGCAAAACTCAGCTCACCGTCGAACACTTTCCCGCAGAAACAGGCTCTGCGGGCCCGGCGTCCTCTGTCTGTTCAGGGGCATTATTCACCACAAACTCATACATACCAGACAGCCGGTACACCACGTTTTCAGCATGAGAAATTGCCTCCGTGGGCCAGGTGGTAAGCACTTCCTGCTCAATCTGTTTAACGGCTTCATTCATGGACGGCATCTGCGTCTTCTGCGGATGGTTATGCCACAGGGACATCGCCACCAGAAACGCGCCGGTTCTGATGGCGTCTTCCACAGTAAACTTCCGGTTGCTGTCTGACTCCGCCTGTTCTGCCTGCCGTTTCATCAGGGCGAGATGCTCAATGCGCTGCAGGGCTGACAGTTCAGAAAGCGTGACGGTCACACCGTTATGTTCAAATGATTCGGTTTTCAGGAACATCGCTGACTCTCCGGATTAACTGGCGGTGACGGTAATTTCTGCAACCGCAGCAAACTCACCATTACCGGATACAACCGGAATGTTGACCTTGCCTGCAGCAACGCCGTTCACGGTGATGGTCATACCACTGACCGACACGGTGGCTTTTGTTTTATCCGCAGACACCGCACGGAAGCTCTTGTCGGTTACGCCTTCCGGCTGGAATGCCACGGTCAGCGTGGTGCTCTGCCCTTTCACTACGGACGCACTGGCTGGCGTTACCGTCATGCCGGTTGCCGCCGTCACCGTACTGCGATCTTCAGCCATCGACGGGCGTCCCACATTGGTGACCTTCACCGTGCGGGTGATCACTTCCTTCGCCGTCACCGCCTTACCGATACTGCTGACCCAGCCACGGAACACATCGACCGTGCCGTTCGGAAAGCGGATTTTATAGGCACGGGTATCACCTTCATTAAACCACGCCAGCAGCGCCTGCTGCCCCTGCTCTCCGGGCATCCACGCCAGCGTGAAGCTGGTATCTCCGGCAGATTTCTGCCCCTGCCCGGTCGCAGTCCAGTCCGCATCCTCATCATCGAGATAGCTGTCGTCATAGGACTCAGCGGTCAGTTCGCCGGGCGTCAGGTCTTTAACTTTTGCCAGACGCGACCAGTCAACGTCTGAAAGCGGGTTCGCATAAGGGTCACCGTTCCCCTTATAAACCCACAGTGTGGTCCCGGCACCTTTCACCGGCATTACTGGATTTGGTACAGGCATATCGTCCTCACATTTCATAGGTAATGACATACGTCAGATCGGCTGAACTCCACAGGCCCGCATCATCGTCGCGTCGGTAGTCATAGCCACTGGCCACCATACTGGTGATCAAATCTGACAGTGCCGGAATATCGCTCATCACCGGATAAATCCGGGACTCCATCCACGAATCCAGCTCTGAATCCGGCACCTGAGCAGGCAGGAAAACTTCAATATGCAGCTCCGCCTGCCAGGTATCGCTGTCCAGCTCTTCGCCCGTGTATTCAGCGCCGGTGAGATAAACGGCAATTGCCGGAAAATCCGCCTCATCAAAAACAGCGGGGCGACCATCAAAAAGCGTCGCCCCGGTGTCATGCTTCTCCAGTGCATCCAGTACGGCTGCACGGAGTTCAGTATGTTTCATCGCTTTATTACCATTCTCAGTTGATGCTGCAGCGCATAGCCCAGCTCTTTCGGAAGACGCTCACGCCGTATCCGTTCAATATTCTGTTTAAACGCCGTGGTCAGTGGCACCGCCATCGGGATTTTCACCACATCAATGGGGTAACGGTTTTTCCCGGCCACACGCTGCATAACATGCCAGCGGCCATTTTTCAGTTGCTGAATAAACGCGCCGGGAATACGACGGTTTCCCACCACAAGCACGCTGCCGCCACCTTTCAGGGCTGAACGCTGCCCCTTTTTACGACGCCTGCGTCGGGACAGGACAATCCGCGCGTTACCCAGCTTTATTACGGGCAAATCCCCCCGGTTAACCTTGATTCTGGCCTGCGGATTTTTAACCGTGGCCCTTTTCAGCCTGGCCCTTTCCTTTACCAGTTTCCGGCGTACCTTTGTCTCACGGGCAACCTGTGACGCCGACTGCGATATCGCGGATGAAGCAACGCGGTTAATGGCCATTGCGGCGGCACCAGGCACCGCCGTTTTGCTGATACGGCTGAGGTTTTCAACGGCCTGCTCAAGACCTTTTATGGCCATACATCCCCCTTTCAGCGGCGACGGTTAACGGCAGGCGGTACGCCCCGCCCAAGCCAGAGATGACAGCTTCCGCCATCATCCGGCGAAACACGATCTATCCAGAAGTTTTCCTCACCGATGGTCAGCGTGTCTCCACGCCGCAGTTGCCGCACATCATCAGTCCGGACAAACAGGGACGGGCTGGAGCCTTCAACGCGCACGCCCTGTCCGGCATAGCTGATATTTTCAGGGTCATCAAAAACACCACGTATTACTGCGCCGGACTGCTCACCGGATGTCATGGTGGCTGACGTTCCCATGTACCCGCGTATCGTTTCATCGGCGCGGGCAATGGCAGCATCGAACAGGTTATCGAAATCAGCCACAGCGCCTCCCGTTATTGCATTCTGGCCAGGCCGCGCTCTGTCATTTCAGCTGCCACACCGGCAGAGACACGGAACGCCGTTCCCGGCAGCACAAATGCCACAGGTTCATCCCGCGTGGCGTGAAGTGCATCAGTATGCAGCGTCACCAGTGCCACGACCGTGACCAGTTCAGCCGTATCCTGAATCACGGTATCCGGCTGCGCTGATACCACCTCATGTTCATGCCCGGTCAGCACATTTTCCGGGCTGAGAGGGGTATCCTGACCGGCAGTGTCGCCCGTGTCATCAAGCTCTTCTTCCAGCTCTGCCACACGGAGCGCCAGTTCTTCTTTCGTCCCCGTCAGACTGACATCACGGTTCAGTTGTTCACCCAGCGAGCGGAGACGGGCAATCAGTTCATCTTTCGTCATGGACTCCTCCACAGAGAGAAAATGGCCCCGAAGGGCCACGATTACGCCAGTTGTACGGACACGAACTCATCAGGGTCAGCCAGCAGCATCAGCGGTGCTGACTGAATCATGGTGAACTCACGCGCCGGATCGCCGGTGGTCACCCAGTTTTTCGGGTAACGGGCAGAGGCGTTAATGCCTTCGCGCTGTGCGTCCGCATCCTGAATACAGCCATAGGTACGCAGACCGCGTGCCTGAGTGTTCCCCAGCACCATCGTGTTGTCCGGCAGGAAGTTCTTTTTGACGCCGTTTTCCACGTACTGTCCGGAATACACGACGATGGCAACATCGCCATACATCCCCTTATAGGACACCGCTTTACCCAGGTCTTTCACCGCTGTCTCCAGCTCGGAATTAGAGCCACGACGGGTATCCAGCTTCTCCTTGACGGCTTTGAAGGAACGGAACAGCGCCCAGCCTTTCGGATCAAACACGATGATATTCACCACACCGCTGGCGTTCAGCGCGTAGGCTTCGATATCGTCGGTCGGGTCATACGTGGACTTGTCACGCTTGCTCCACTCCGTGCCGCCGGACTGCGTGATGTTATTCGCCGCACTGCGGCCCATATCCACCTCAACCGGATCGAAGGCTTCACCGGTCATGGTGTATTTGCCCTTAAGCACGGCAGAAACGGCCTGCATCTCTTCGACCTGAGCAATGGCCAGCTCTTCGTCACGCATGTTCTGCATGATGATGCGACGGCGGCGGTAAGCCGGGTCCGCCAGATTCTGCGGATCTTCATCCGGCAGGCGACGCAGGGTCATCTGCGGATTCACCTCATGCTTGGGTTACATGAGTCAAATAGAAAAAAGATACTTGATTTAACAGAGATTTATTTTATAAATGAGAGGGTGCAGAATTACGTAGCAATACATGCTGCAATACATGGTTAGGGAAAAGCCTTCTTGGCATCGTACAAAAAACAAACCGAATTTTTTCTAACACAGCCAAGTAAAGCCTCCTTCACTTAATTAGTTAAATTATAAAGGAATATTCAATGAAAATTTTTCTTGCTCATGCAAAAGAAGATGAAACGATAACTGAAGAAATCTATGAAAGGCTAAAAAGTGGAGGATATTCCCCTTGGATGGATGTAAAAGATATACCCGCTGGCGTAAACTGGGATTATGAAATCCAAAAAAACTTCGCTAATTCAAACTTGATAATCCTTATCCTTAGCAAAGTGAGCACTCAGAAAAATGGTTATATTCGCCGCGAAATAAATGACGCCATTGATAAACTAAAGTATTACAAACCAGATGATGTGTTCGTGATACCATTACTTATTGATGATTGCGAAGTACCCGCCTACATATCAAGCAAGCTCCAATTCATTGATTTTAAGAGAAATGATGGTTGGGACATTTTATCTAGATCTTTAAGATTAGCAGCATCGCAACAAAAACTTGAAATATCTCAAGGTATCACTTATGGGCCATTTAACTTTAGCAGCGAGGTTTTCAAGGAAGAATATAACAAGATCCCAGGGCATGAAATTGAAATAGCATATCCAAGAATTGAAAGCCATACATTACCGAAATCAGCAAAACTCATTAGTGATTACTTTTCAGGAAAAGCGGCTTTACATATTTTTTCTGAACGCACATCACTATGGCCAGGAACACCATATTGGGATGAAGAATATAAACACACTTACACTAGTTCCTATAATGAAAGTTATAACATCTCATACTGTAACGAAAATGTTATGAGCATCCTTCATTCCGTACATTGGTATGGTGCGGGAGCAGCACACCCTAACAGTCATTTTGAAACTAGTAATTTCGTAATAACCAAGGATGACTACGCATACAAATTTAGTTTATGGGATGTATTTACCGAAGGGAAAGAGCAAGAAGCGATTAATAAGATAAAACAAAAAATAATCTCTGAATCAGCTCGTGAATTTTGGGAGAAAACTGGTGAAAAACCAAGTGAGGACGACATTAGTACGTTTGCAACGGGTATCATGGATAGTAACTTAGACTCGTTCACAATAAATAGTGATGGATTTAGATTCCATTTTGCACCTTACGAAATTCATGCATATGCTTTTGGTTCTTGGGAATTCTTTATCTCATTCTTTGAAGTAATAGACTTCCTTAAAGAGGATGGAATTTACTCTCTAATAAGGAGTTAACATTTCAATAAGCCTGAAATTTAATCAGGCTTATATACATTTCCTTATGATTAAATTATTGCTGTTCTTAAGCAAAGATGCAGCCAGAAGTAATTCCCCCTCAAGCTTGCTTGCACACATAAAGAACTGACACAAAACTCTGCTGTAAAGTTGTCTAGCCACACAGCAAAAAACATATGAAACTTTGTTATTCGCAAACTGCTTGCTCTATATTCCACCATCAAGGCGCATAAAGCAATTGCAATGGCGCAGAAGTAGGCCATAACTATGAAGTGAAGCTAGCGGCGCGTTATTGACCGCTTCTGAATAGGGCCTGATTCAACTCAGGGATAAGATTTTTTCTGGTGATAGACCGCGACGGATGGCAACAAAACCAGAGAAAGGAAACGACAGAGGCCAAAAAGCCTGTTTTTAGCACCTGTCGTTTCCTTTCTTTTTAGGGGGTGTTTTTAATAAAAACATTAAGTTACGGCGAAGAAGAACGGAAACGCCTTAAACAGGAAAATTTTCACAAATAGCAAAAAACTGCGCGCCTGACGCCCCGTAGCCTGTCAGATCGCCGGAAAGGACCCGCCAGCCAGAGCGGGCCCTAATTTCATCAACCAATCAGCTTATAGCGACCATCCCGTGCATTGCGGCGTACACGCTCAATCTTGAGGCATAGCGCCGCATCTGGCTTTTTTGGGACAGGTACGCGGCAATATTCAGAAGCGCGAGGAATATTATTTATCCAGTCGATCACTTCACTTAAATACCAGGCCTTACGCCCTTCCGTAACCTGCACACGCTCCGGGAACTCTCCACTAGCCTCAAGGTTTAGCAGTGTACGCCGACTCAGGGTTGTAATTTCCATCACCTGATTCATATCAACAAGGCGCTCGCTTAAACACATTTTGTCAGCGATAGCTTTTAATTCCTCTACAGCTGGATTCGGGTACATCATTTCGGCAAGTGGCTTAAGGTCATTGTAATCATTCTGCATTGTATCCCCCTTTACACACGAGCCAGCGGCTGAACAGAAATACCTGAGCCAACAAACGCTGCAATCTTTACTGACAGTTCTTTTACAGACTCAGGCCAGTTCAGAGCATCAACATTTAAGACACCTGTCTTATAGACCTGAGCCTGTGTTTTTTTCGCGGTGTCGATTTGTACAGCGGAAACATAAACCGCTTTACCTACGCTCGAACCATCCCATACCACCAGTGCACCTGTTGCATCTTCCTGCATCAGTGGCGTAAATGCAGGAATTACCCCTTTATTAGCTGAAAATATCCCCAGCGTAGTCACCAGTGCTTCAGTGCCAGCCATGAGTTCAGTGTAATGAGTAGCCATTGCTCCCCCTTAGCCAATGCGAACGGTAACAAAACGATTGATGCGGGCCGGTATTGGCTGTGGTGCTGAATGTGTCTGCACATATTCAATAGCCGGATCACCAGGCACAATATAGTTTTTCGGTGCAAGTTCGGCTTTAGTCAGCCCCATTCGGATTAGCTCCGGATCCTGAATACCGCCATAGGCGACAATCCCCTGAAGAGCCGTATTGCCAAGCACCATCAAATCAGGATCAAGGAAATGTTTTTCAGTTCCGTCCTCGTCGGTATAACGCCCGCTGTATACAACAATCGCAACATCGCCCATATACCCTTTAAAACTCACCGAATCACCAAGGTCTTTAAGGGCCGTTTCCAGTTCGGAATTAGAACCACGACGGGTATCCAGAGCCTCTTTTATCGCTCTGAATGAACGGTATTTCTTCCATACATTACCGCCCATAATGATGATATTAGTGACGCCCTCACTAAATTCTGCGTAGCTCTCAATATCATCATTTGGATCAAAAGTTTCTTTATCCTTACCTGACCACTCAGTACCGCCAGACTGAGTGATGATATTTTGTGGTTTTATATTCCAGTCCAGCTCATAACGTTCAATACCATCGCCCTCAATGATATTTTTCCCCGTTGTGATTGCCTGAACGGCAAACCATTCAATACGTGCACGAATAGCTTTAGCCTGATTTACAATCGCCTGTTTAACTTTAATATTACGCGCTCCAAAAGCATTGTATTGCTCAGGTGATACACCAGCAGGGCGCACAGCTAACTTATTTGGATCAATGCTGCTTTTCGGCTTCATATAGCCTGGACGAATTGTTTTTGATTCGTACCCTTCGTCACGTGAAACTTTACTACCTACCATAGGAGAACAAAACGCTGCAATTGGGATATTTGGATCGTCGATTGTATCAAGAATAATATCGCGCGATTCAAACATTACCGAGCGAGTAAAAAACAAACTGGTAAACAACGCATTTAGTTGTTTTTGTACATCTACAGCATTAACCACCTGTACAAGCTGGGTAGGCGAATATAAATCAACCATACGCATCCTCTTTGCATTCATTAAAAATAATTGTGGATATATGCTATCACCGATATTTGTCATGCGAATACATGCAACCGAGTGCAATGTTGTATAAAGTTTTGGGATAACAACTCCAGCGCGGATAATTAGTGTTAATATCTTCACTCCCTTTGGTCGGGATTTATGTAGCATGCCGGAAAATTTATTTTTTTCCGGCCTTTTTTATTGGCAATATTTAAAACGGAATATCATCTCCCCATTGCTCATTATCTCCCACTGGTGGATGGCTTCCTTGCTGATCTGCCTGTTGTTTTGCTCTGTTCAGTGCGTCAGTAGCCTGACCCTGTTGACCTTTTTTGCCGCCCGGTCGCACCGTTCGCGCACTGATTACGCTGTCTGCGATAACCTGCCAGCCCTGCCGCGTTTCACCGTTCTGTCCAGTCCACTGGCTCACCTGCATATTACCCGCCACGCTCAGGAGTTCGCCTTTGTGATGCTTTGCCAGCGCGTCGGCTTGTCTGCCAAACGCCAGGACAGATAACCACATCGTCGCCTGACCGTCATCCGACTGACTGCAGGGCAGTGATACCGCCATACGCGCCAGCGTCATGGGGGTGCCCTTGCTGGTCTGTTTTGTCTGCGGGTCGTCCACCAACCGCCCGTAAACTGATATTTGCGCCGTCATGCTGCCTGCTCTCCGGACTTAATATTGATTGTTGTCACTTCCTCCGCTTCAGCAATCTCCCGTTCGGTCAGAGTGGCAAAGTTTGCAGCCGCCGTTGTCATGAATGCGCTAATCAGTTCGGGATGTGCTTTCGCGTATCCTTCCCCGGCGTTGCGGTCGATGATTTTTATCGACACCCTTAACCAGTGTTCCGTCAAATCAAGGGCGTGCGATTGTGATTTTTTTGTGTGCTTCGCTGTCATAGGCTTTATCTCACAGCAGTAAATTAAAATTTTTGCGTTTTAACCCTTCACCTGTTCACCTTTTGATATTTTCTCTTTTAATTCATAATGTTAATGGGTGAACAGTTTCACAAAAACTATTCACCAACTGTTCACCACTGTTCACCCTTGAAGCTCAATAAACAATCAAAAAGGTGAACAGTGAATAGTTTGGTGAACAGTTCATAAATAACTGTTCACCCTATAATATACTGATATAAAAGATATTTATGACAGGGTGAACAGTGGTGAACAGTTATTCCATAAGTTTAATTTTTGCTATCGTCATTAGTGACCGATACACATGATGGCATCCAGTCTTCTGATTCCTCCGTCAGGGTCACGTTTGAACGCAAACCGTGCTTCGTTTTCCGTTTCATATACTCCCTGCCATATTCCGCCATTGCCCCCGGCATATCTTTACCGAAGCGCGTCAGTGTTACAGGTTTACCAAACCCATGTGCCCTCATATAAGCCAGATAGGCATGATAGAGATACCTGCGTGGGCTGAATGGCACAATTTCAGCATTACCCACTAACAGGCCATCACACATTACCGATGCCATGAGATAACCGCAGAAGTCCACCAGCGAATCCCCCTCTCGCTTTATCGCCAGTGCTTCTTCAGATTTCTGCTGCTCATATAACAGGCGTCTGGCTTCGTCCTGATCAGCAAACCTTGTAAGCAGATGACGAATCACTACCGCCAGCTCACCTTCTATTTTTTCCGCCAGCATCGAATCGCGTTCGTTCTCCGGTACAACTTCCGAAAAATTGAATATCACCCGACGACGTGAGATCCCCCCGCTGCGGTCACTGAATGACATGGCGTTATTGTTAACCGCCAGCACTACTGCCGGAATACGCGTTGAATAGGGGGCTTTGTGTTTCGGGTCAATTGCCACCTTGTCACCGCCTGTAATGGCCTTAATCCCTGCCCCATCACCAGCGTAGCGGGTCATATCCGGCATGATAATCAGCGAAAAGCCAACCACTAACGCACGTTCCCTTGCATCTTCCAGCGCCTTCATGCTTGCTGATACTGTATTAGCCTTACCCGCCAGCATGGTGCAAATCTCCGCCATCACACTTTTACCACTTCCCCCCGGCCCTGTTACCTCAATGAATAACTGCCAGTCGTACCGGTTCGCCAGCACCATGAATAATGCCGCCAGTACGCGATCTGCCTTGCGGTCATTCTCAGCCACCGAACGGCGCAACCACTTCCAGAAATTCGGCGCATGTGTTGCCAGCGTTTCCCCCTCTGCTGGTGGGCTGAAAGGTAATTCACTGGCAATTAACAACCAGTCGTTTTTGTTATGCTCCCGAAAATTACCAGTTCTGGTATCAAATACCCCGTTACTGAATCCAATCAGGTTACGGGCTGTATTCCCCATTACAGGCAAACTTAACTTCATGGTATCTACCGCCGATTTAATAGCGTTCTGCGAATAGCTGATCTCCGCATCAATGAAAATCTGCGCCATAGCACGCTGTAACTCTTTATCCTGAACCGGCTCCCATACAACGCCGTTGTAATGATGAACGGTGTCAGAGTCGGCATTGATTGCCAGTTCGCCGCCGTAATGTGCAAGGAGAACTTCACCGCGCTGGCTGGCCCCCATCTGATTCAACGCCAAAGATGAAGCACGCTCGTCATTTTTGCGCTCAGCCTTCTTCACTGGCAGTTCAATCACCAGACTTTCCCCATGCTCCGCTTCAGCTTTTAGGCCGACAAGGCGCGGAGTCCAGTCTTCAGGCTCTCGATCAACAAAGCTACGGTAACAACGTGCTTCCTTTACGCCTGCAATAGCAAGTAATGTCGCAACCTTCGTCAGATTTTTCTCTGCAATCTTTCCGGCACGATAAACACGCACATAATGACGGCCTTCATCGATAATTTGCATATCATCCAGGTTTTCCAGTTGTTCCGTACCCAGAATTACTGGTGGTGTATCATCTGCTGCAATATGCTTACCCGCCCATTCATTCCATTCTTTTGCATGGCTCTAGGCATCACTGCCAGCAAAAATGATGACTTCTGTCATTTTGTCGCGCGGTTGGTATTTTAAGTTCGGAGCACGTTTCATTTATTACCTCCGGCAACTAACATTGCCCGAATTTTGCGGATATAGCCTGCGGCACGCCTCTGATTATCTGTCTTGCAATTTTTTACCAGAATGAAATCTCTTTCGAACTGCTGACGCGGCATAACACATTCAAAATCATAACCATCACGCAAATAAGAGACACGGCGATCATCAACCGAAATAATCTTTACCCGATAGCCATAGCTATCTTTGAAAATATCCCCAAGGCTGATTTTTGAATGAGCTTGACCGCTGGCAATAAAGCCAGAAAATTTATTTTTCATTTTTATTCTTCGGTATAGCTCTGGTCGTGTATTTTTATAGCTTCATCCAGCTCTTTGATGACAGGATCAAGTAACGTAATTAACGCTCCAGCTAAATTAGCATCCCGTTCATCGTGTTCCGCATTTGTTGTCCCATCAAGCCAGGTTGATAAGATTTCTCGCATATTTTTGCCACAAACGAGCGCGTTTTCAGCATGTGTCAGCACTTTAAAATAAAGATCATTCATGGCACACCTCCTGACGAATACGGGCGGCGAATATCATCACGCAGCCAGTTGGGGATTGCTGGCGGGCTTCCTGTTCGCTGGTGGCCTCGATGGTAATCACGCGCGGTTGTGTCGTACTCAGGGCGATAAAACGCCAGAGGAAATTGTTTTCACATTTCTGAATAAACAGCGTGTTTTCTTCCCGCCCTTTCCAGAAAGCCGCAGTATAGCCCATCTCCTTAACCATCTTGCGGGCATCAACCAGCGTGTCAGCGGCTACATGTACCGTAGTTGCTCCATCTGCTATGCGATCGCGATGTAGCGCCAGAAAGATGTATATAAATTTAGGGTGAGTTTGGGTATGCTGTGTTCCAGCCATAATAGTTACCTCGTTTAACGGTTTGGTTAGAAGCCCGGTTAGTGTTCGCGCACTGCCGGGTTTCGTCGTTTTTATGAATCGATCATTGTGAGATACATAGCGACCATAATGTGAGATATACATTATATTGTGGTGATATACATTGCAAGTGTTTTTATATCTCACTTTTGTGTATAGTGATATACACATAACAAATTGGTGATTAACTATGTCTGTATACAAAAATGCAAAATCGCAAATGACAACGATCAGGGTTCCCCACGATGTTATGGAGGGCATGGAATCCGTAAAACTGGACGGCGAAAGCAACGCCGGATTCATAGTAACCGCCATGCGCGGTGAGATCGCCCGCCGCCAGGCAGAAGGAAGCGGAGAAAATCCCCTCGTGTCTTCACTGGATGCCTTAGCTAAGGTCGAACAAATCGGCATCAAGGCAGCGGAGGAAATCGGGCAACTCGTAGCCGTCGCTCGTGAAGAACTCCAGCGGCGTAAAGCCAAAGAATCTGAATAATTAGTATCAGCGCCGTGATGTGAGTAACTACGGCGCATTGCTATGTAAATACTGGCAATAAACAGAAAAGGTAGTTCTACTCCGAATAATTTTATCTGACACTACTCCTAAACTAACATGCGCTTATCTTACAGGATATAAATATAAATCCATAAAATCACGATTAAATAAAGTCGCTCCAAATATAAACCACACCCAACGCTTAACAAGATAGCAACAAACAGATAAATAACTTGCAGAAATATTTATCGCAAGGATTATCATTATTAATGACAAATCACTTTACCAAGTCATTCCCCTCTCTTATCATAAAGAGAAAGTAATAAATAAGTTAAGGGAGTTAGAATGCTATGAATCTAAAAAAAATAGCCACAAACACAAAAAACAAGATAACAGAAACATTCAATAAACTTATATTAGAGGCATCTAAAACCCCCACACAAGATGAAATTAAAATACTTGAGAGAAGGAGTAAGAAGTTTAATTACTCCTTTTTCTCATACGCAGTCACAGGAGCTATAATAGTTTTTTGCTCTCAACCATTAATAAAATACGCAAACCCAATACTTATTTTATTGAGTGGCCTGCTATTGTCTCTCACCATTATCCACCTCAGAATTCTTTATATTTCACAAACAAATAGATCATGGACAAAAAATAAAAAAACTGCATATATTATTTTAATTTTATCTGTATGTTTCCTAGCGTCAACATTGACGTTGCTATATCAGGCTTACGATAATAACATCACACACAAATTGTACTGTAAAAATATACAACAACTTATTGAAAAAAGGATAGAAACAGAAAAAAACATCAGCATATTCAGTGGAATGCAATGCACCCCGGTATATGATTACTCTTTATTTGGATTTAATCTCTTATAAAGAATGTTATTACTGATTTGAGTACAAATTCTCAAATCAGTAATTCATAATATTTTATTCTGAGATAATTTAAACTACCCACTCACCTCGAATCCATGCCTGCACTTCTGAAAGACGATATGCAACAGCAGTGGAACCAATCTTGATCCGCTTAGGAAATTTTCCTTCCTTCTCCAGCTTCCAGCGTGTGCTGTTCGCAAGAGTGGTTAGCTCCCGACATTCTTTCTCACGGATCATTCGGTCAATGTTAGGAATGTACTCCAGACCCTTTTTATCAACAATTGCCATTTTTTTCATGTTAACCAACCTTTTGTTTGAGGATCGTCACTTTTGAATCAGCACCTGCGATGCTATTGAGATATGTAGTCCAGAGTTCCAGAGCATCCAGTTTTTTAGCCATAAACTTACTCCGGTTGTAAACACCTGCCACGCCAGGTAGCGCATGGCCTAACAGTTGTTCTACTACATAAAATTCAACACCGAGATCACTTAGATGAGTAGATAGCGTTCTTCTAAGGTCGTGTAGTGACCATTGTTTTTCATGGCCCAAACGTTTACCGATTTTCCCCCCAATCTTGCTTACGCTTTCTCTAATTCGCAGACTTCCCAGCACATAACCAGTATGTTTTGTCTCTTCGTGAACATCCGTTACCCACTGTCGTAGAATTTCAGGTACTGGTCTGACGATTTCAACACCAGTTTTTGAGTGATCTTTTGGTACAGTCCAAACCCAACTTTCGAGATCCCATTCGCTCCATTCTGATAATCGGGCTTCACTCATTCGACATCCAAATACTGTACAAAGCACAAACATTTTTCGCGTGTATTCAGACATTAGTTTTAAATCAGGCTCGACAAAAATTGCCTTCCAGAGCTGGCCGAGTTCGGCTTCATCCAGAACCCGATCCCGCTTACCTGCAATCTGCCCCACATCACTCATGCGCAAATCCTTTAAAGCATCACACGTCGCGTACTGGCGTACCCGACAAAAACGAAGAGCTAATTTAGTGTCAGAAAAAACATACGCCGCCATAACTGGTGCATTACGTTTAATTCGGTCAAAACAGTCCAGCCATTCATATAGGTGAGTGTCATTTACGGGCAAATGACCGATATAGGGAAAGATATGCTTTCGAAATCTGCCAAGCGTTACAGCATGAGTTTTACGACGCACCTTACAGTAATTTTCATACCAGTAATTTAGTGCATCTGAACCGCCCCGGGAATCCTGGAGACTAAACTTCCTGAGAAAGAGGTAAACAGGATGACTAAAAATACTCGTTTTTCCCCCGAAGTCCGTCAACGGGCAGTCCGTATGGTTCTGGAAAGTCAGAGCGAATATGACTCACAATGGGCGACAATTTGTTCCATTGCTCCAAAGATTGGCTGTACGCCGGAGACTCTGCGTGTCTGGGTTCGCCAGCATGAGCGGGATACCGGGGGCGGTGATGGAGGGCTCACCACCGCTGAACGTCAGCGTCTGAAAGAGCTGGAACGTGAAAATCGTGAACTGCGCCGCAGTAACGATATCCTTCGCCAGGCTTCCGCTTATTTTGCGAAGGCGGAGTTCGACCGCCTCTGGAAAAAATGATGCCACTGCTGGATAAGCTGCGTGAGCAGTACGGGGTCGGACCGCTATGCAGCGAACTGCATATTGCCCCGTCAACGTATTACCACTGTCAGCAACAGCGACATCATCCGGATAAACGCAGTGCCCGTGCGCAGCGCGATGACTGGCTGAAGAAAGAGATACAGCGCGTATACGATGAAAATCACAAGGTATACGGTGTGCGTAAAGTCTGGCGTCAGTTGTTACGGGAAGGTATCAGAGTGGCCAGATGCACTGTGGCACGTCTCATGGCGGTTATGGGACTTGCCGGTGTTCTCCGGGGTAAAAAGGTCCGTACGACCATCAGCCGGAAAGCCGTTGCCGCAGGCGACCGCGTAAACCGTCAGTTCGTGGCAGAACGACCTGACCAGCTGTGGGTGGCTGATTTTACTTACGTCAGCACATGGCGGGGCTTCGTCTATGTGGCGTTCATCATTGATGTGTTTGCCGGATACATCGTGGGGTGGCGGGTCTCATCGTCCATGGAAACGACATTCGTGCTGGATGCACTGGAGCAGGCGTTATGGGCCCGTCGACCGTCCGGCACGGTCCATCACAGTGATAAAGGTTCTCAGTATGTATCGCTGGCCTACACACAGCGGCTTAAGGAAGCCGGATTACTGGCATCAACAGGAAGTACAGGCGACTCGTATGACAACGCGATGGCGGAGAGCATCAATGGTCTTTACAAAGCGGAGGTAATACACCGTAAGAGCTGGAAAAACCGTGCAGAAGTGGAACTGGCCACACTCACGTGGGTGGACTGGTATAACAATCGACGATTGCTGGAAAGGCTGGGCCATACTCCTCCGGCAGAAGCAGAAAAAGCTTATTATGCTTCCATCGGAAACGATGATCTGGCAGCCTGA